AATTTTCGTTAATTTTCCATTTTCCTGAACTGTAATCATTTCGCTCATTTCTTCCAGAACATCTTCTGCGAAATTATTGTTCTTCTTAGGACGCCCTTTGGGATTTCCAGATTGTCCCGGCTTAAACTGATGTTCTTTAGGTGGGCATCCATAGCCCACCTTGTATTTTGAATCCTTATTAGTCATGACAATCCTCCTTAGATTCAACTAACTTTGCCATTTTGCCAGTAAGATGTTCCCATCGATATAAAATTACATCGCAATATTTGGGTTCAAGTTCAATAATTCTTGCTTTACGTTTTGTCCGTTCAGCCGCAATTAATGTCGAGCCAGAACCACCAAAAGAATCTAAAACAATTCCGTTTGGTGAAGAACAGTCTAAAAGTGCATCCATAATCATTGGAACGGGTTTAACTGTCGGATGCAGTTTTACCAAGGTCTTAGCTTGAGGGTTGCTGGCATGCATTCCTTTATATTTCCAAACATTTGTACGATATCTTCCGTGAACCCCAAGTTCGACATTATTTATATGAGGTTTTGTTCCGTTTTTGAATACAAAAATAAATTCATGCTGAGAACGATATAGTGACCCCATCCCACCAGTACTTTTATCCCATACACAAATATTTTTGAGAGATGAATAAATATCACGACCAGCTACAAGCATTTCTTCAACATGTCGCCAATCCATACATTGATAATGTATAGAGCCGTCAATTGAATATCTTACTTGCAAACTCATTGCAGTTTTGAGAAAATCAGTAAATTCATCTTTTTTCATTTCGCCGGAAGCAAGCTCAAATTCTTCATGTTGTTTTTGCTTGGTAACATTCCCTTTAATTTTGACGTTATAAGGCGGATCTGTAAAAATAACCTGTGCTTGCTCATTTTTCAATAGTTTTTTGTAACTAACTTCTTCCAATGAATTTCCGCAATAGAGCAAATGCTCGCCAAGTTTCCATAAGTCCCCCTTTTGCACTCGCTTTGGAATATCAATAACATTTTCTAAAAACTCTGTATCAGAATCTTTCTTTGAAGCATCTTTTACTACATCAAGAACTTCAGGATTTAATATCAAATCCAATTGAGGAATATCAAAACCTGTAATAGTTGCATCAAAGCCAATTTCAGGTTCAAGGTTCATTAGGAAATCCAGTTCGATTTTTAGGATTTCATTGTCCCAGCCTGCTTCTTCTGCAAGTTTGTTATCAGCAATAATGTAAGCCCTGATCTGTTCTTGTGTCATGTGACTTAAACAAATTGTCGGAATTGCTGTCAAACCCAAATCTCTTGCAGCTAATACTCTGCCATGTCCAGCAATTATTACATTTTCTGTATCCACAAGCACAGGGTTATTAAATCCTAACTTTTCAATACTCTGTGCAATTTTGTGCAACTGCTTCTTGCTGTGTGTTCTTGAATTCTTCGGATTGAGTTTTAACTCTGCCGGATTTTGATAGTTAATAGCTAACTTGTTTTTGCGAGATTTCATTTTTTTATCTCCTATTATTTTGTACGGATTGCAAATGCATCCATATAAAAATTAGGAAAAACTTTTGAGTGTTGGAGATAAAAAAATATAAGAAAAAGAAAAACCGCTTGTATAAAGCCTTTTGACACAAATCATGTTGTCGTCTTGACTAAAATTTAAGACAGAGTGATGTATATAAATGTAAAACTTGAAAGGATTTTATTATGGCAAATTTAGAAAAAGTTATTAATGTACTTACTGAGATTTAACATTTAGATCCAGAAAATCAAAATGCTAAAATTTCTATCTGTGAAAAATATTTATTACAAGACCTGAGCAAGATGATAGTTATTATATTGAACTTTAATGATAACAATTGTGTCAATTGACTTGACTTTATCCGCAACAAGAGTGATTTATGTAAGAGAACAAAAAGGTGTATACATGGCATTAAATATTTTTGAAAAACGAATTAAAAATTGGGAAGAACAACACGGTTCCTTATCTCCTAAAGTTCAACGGAAAATTGACAAACTAGTTGAAAATTATGACAGAACTCAAAACATTGAAAAAGAGAACAAAGTTTTATCAATTACCGACGGAACAAAACTGGTTCGAGAATTTAAAGGGAAAAGATACTCTGTAACGGTTATCCCAAACGGTTTTGAATACAACGGCAGAACATACAAGAGCCTGTCTGCGATTGCCAACGAGATAACCGGTACTCGTTGGAATGGTAAGAAATTTTTCGGAGTTGCGTAATGAAAAAGAAAGTCAGATGTGCAATTTATACAAGAAAATCAACAGAAGAAGGACTTGAACAGGACTTCAACTCACTTGATGCTCAGCGAGAAGCCTGCGATGCTTATATAAAATCTCAAGTACATGAAGGCTGGGTATTAGTTGACAAACAATATAATGATGGTGGATATTCAGGCGGAACAATGGAACGCCCCGCATTTAAAGAACTTTTAAAGGATATTGAAAATAATGAAATTGATATTGTTGTGGTATATAAAGTTGATCGTTTAACCCGCTCACTGATGGATTTTTCAAAAATTATTGATGTTTTTGACAAGCATAATGCATCATTTGTATCAATAACTCAGCATTTTAATACAACAACCTCAATGGGACGATTAACCCTCAATATCTTGCTATCATTTGCTCAATTTGAACGTGAAGTGACAGGAGAAAGAATTAGGGATAAATTTGAAGCTTCGCGTAAAAAAGGGCTTTGGTTGTCAGGGATTTGTCCTTATGGATACGAAAAAGATGAGCATCATATATTGCATCCGCAACAGCCTTATGCAGATAATGTTCGGATTATTTACGAATCCTTTCTTGAAATGAAAAATGTTCTTAAATTAAAAAAATATCTTGCAGAAAATGAAATTTTAACCAGAAGCGGAAAAGAATTAGCCAAAGGAAGCTTATATCACATACTTTCAAATAAAGTTTATTTGGGTAAAATTATTCACAAAAACAAAGAATACGACGGATTGCATGAGCCTATTATTTCGGAAGAATTGTTTAATAATGTGCAAAACTTATTAAAGGCAAATTCTGTTCAAAGAAAACACTCAACTAATGCTAAAACGGGCTCACTACTTGCAGGATTATTATTTGATGACAAAGGAAACAAGATGTCGCCGTCTTACAGTAACGCTAATAACAAGCATTATAGATACTATATTAGTATGTCAATTAAAAATCCTGTTGATTATGAACGCGGAGAGATAACAAAAATTTCAGCAGGTGAGATTGAAAATTTTGTACAAAATGATTTAAGGAAATTATTAAAAAACACACATAAAATGCAAACATATCTTGAGAATTATTCAGTAGAACAACAGAAATTGATATTAGGTTTAATGGAATCTTCCGAAACGGATAAGGTATTTTTAAGAACTGCAATCAAGCGAGTTGAACTAAATGTTGACTACATAAGAATAAGCTATGATATCGCATATATTGTGAAACACTTTGCTACACTAGCTTTTAATGCAGAATTCAATCATATTGAAGAAGATGAACAAATAATTACAAACCGTATTGATGTGCGAATTTCTTTAACACCGCAACGGCAAAATAAGATTATAATTCTTGGTAAAGCGAATTATGATATGAAACTGATTCAGGCAATAGTGAAAAGTTTTTGGTATAACAAACTCGGAGCAGAAAGAAAACTTCCGATTGAAGCCAGAAACGGCAACAACAAACGATTGCGAAAACTAAGATTTCTGCCACCTGAGATAATAGAGAGCATAATGAACGGCACACAAGATCCGGAGCTAAATGTTAAGAAATTGATTGAGATGGCTGAAAAGACTGTTCTATAAGTGTTTTATTGTATATTCACTATAAATTCTTCACTTTGACCAATACATGCGTCATTTTTCGTAAATTATTTGCCTCAGTTACCTCACTTCTGGTATTTGCAACCTATAGCATTATTTTATATGGTCCTTGAATGGGAGTTTTTAATTTGGCATTTAAAACATATGTAATTTAACTTACAGAACAAGATAGAATTAACTTTGAGATAAAGATATATGATTATCTTTAATAGGTAGTTGTTTAAGTATTTTTGAATCAAAAGCATAAATATGTTCCAGATACAATAAAATAGATAAGCGTGTAATATTTAACAATTTTAAAAATTGATTGTTATCTGAATTTTCAAAATCTAAATTAGATTCGCCA